ACAAAGGTTTGACGAAAGAAAACCTGAAAACAATATTGTTTGTGATATTGGCATCTATTATTAGTAGTGCTATTACGAAAAAATTTAGTGGAGGTGGTTCAACGGATGTTCAAACAATTGAAAACTTATTGAAACAGTTAGGTGTATCAGAAAACACTATAAATGATTTTGAAGAAAAGGTTGAAGAAGAAAATAAAAATGTGGATGTTATTAAATTGGTTGAAAACATGAAAGGTGGAAGGCATACACGTAAACATCTATTCCGTCATAAGACGCGGCACACAGTTAATCGTTTGTAACTCATGTGCCAACAGTTTAAACGCATACGGAACCTCTACATACGAGAACTCGGTCGCGTTCTCACACACCCCACATCTGTGAACAGTGAAATTAAATTTCGCCGAATCATTGTATTGAGCGATCATACCACATTTATCACAAACATGTACACTATACTTGTCAGACACGTCGTACAAACGTTCACGACAAAATCGACTGATGCCATGTGCAAGCATTACATCACGTTCCATTTCACCGATGCGGAATCCACCGTCTCTGCTTCTTCCCTCGGCAGGTTGTCTCGTCAGATTGACCATCGGGCCGATCGATCGACTGTGCTGCTTGTCGTTCACCATGTGTTTCAAGCGTTGATAAAACACGGGACCGATAAAGATGTTGGCATCGAGTTGTTCGCCAGACAGCCCATCATACAATACGTCGTTCCCGTAACTCTCATAGCCGAGGTTTTGCAAATGACGTGCAATCGTTTTCACATCCAAATCACCGAAACTGGTCCCATCGCCAAACAACCCGAGGTGCACCAAGACTTTACCTAGAAGGGTCTCTTTCAGTTGGCCGATGGTCATGCGACTCGGGATCGCATGTGGGTTGATGATGATATCCGGCCGCAACCCCGATTTCGTGTAAGGCATGTCGCATTCGGGGATGATCAACCCCACCGTGCCCTTTTGACCATGCCTGGAACTGAACTTGTCACCGATGCAGGGTCGCCTATAAATCCGCGTCCGAACCTTGGCACTGGGGTATCCGTCACCGTTTCTGCACGTTACATTTTTATCGATAAAGATGTCCTCACCGGCGGTTCGAATGCTCTTGCTCTGGTCTTCAAACTTGATCGGTTTCGTAGGATCATTGCGATTTTCTTTGATGTGCACAACCTTTGCAATAATGATGTCACGATCGTCGAGCTTGGTGTTTTCCGGGATGAATCCTGTGGAATCGATCTTGTCGTAGTTTCCAAACTTGATGCCCTTGGTTTTCACAGGATCGGGTTTACACCGCGTGACAAATCGAGCAATGTTTTTGTCCTCGTCCTTTTCGGTGTGGTAAATCGTGGTGGAAAACATTCCGCGGTCAATCGAGCCCTTGTTGATCAAGACACTGTCTTCTTGGTTGTACCCGGTATACGACATGATGGCAACATGGATCACCTGCCCAGACGGGATTTTCACTAGGTCGAGCCAGTTCATGATTCGAGTGTCGACCAAGGGTCTGGAAGGGGAGGACAGCACATACGCAGTCTTGTCGAAACGTTTGTCGAAATTGGTCGCGTAGATGCCCATCGCCTGCTTTCCTTGTGCACACTGATACGTGTTTCTGGGTGCTTGATTGTGCTCGGGGAATGGGATACAAGACGCGAGGATGCCGAAGATCGTGCTTGGATGAATCTCACAATGCGTGTATGCGATCTTGGTATCAGCTAAGGTGTATTCGGATTTTGCCTTGAGTGCAATCATCGCAAAGTTTTGCTCATCGGGGTCGATATACTCAATGACAGATTCGTCGAGTTTACAGTTCGTGAGAAGATCGTTCCATGCCAACTCGCCTGATTCTAACCCATGGATGATATCCAACGTGATCAGTGCCTTGCCGTCGCGAACACGTAACAACGGCCGAGTCATGCGACCACCATCGTTGCAAATGCGGATCTCCATCATCTTGTAATCAAAGACGATCGACGTATAGATGTTGATGATGCCTCGATGTTTCTTGTTTTTCATGTCGCTGTAGAGCTCTAGCGGGGTTTCGGTAACGCCTACCCAGCACCCATTCACAAACACCTTCACTCGGTCAAATGCGTCTGAGGGCGTAATGACATTCAGCGATCGGATAAACGGTGCTACATATGTGTAGAGCGACGAGCTGTTCGTATTGATGGTCAAATGCGTCATGATGCTGATGCTTTTTACGATTCCGATCGATTGACCCTCTGGCGTTTCGGCGGGACAAAGAAACCCCCAGTTGCTTCCATGCAGCTTGCGAGGATCGATGAGCTCCCCGGTTTTGTCGATGGGCGTGTTGATTCGTCGCATATGGCTCAGTGTCGCCGCGGTGGTCAAGCGGTTCACAACCTGGGCTACACCGACCTTGCTACTATTGCTTTGCTTGATACTGAAATCGCCTGTTGCGAGTGCTCGATTGATGCCGGTTTCGATCGTCGTGGACTTGACAATCTTGCAAATGTTCGCAGTGTTGATAATGTTTACATAGTCTTCCGTTGACCGCCAAGACCCGCCATTCACCTCCTTCAGTATGTGTTTTTGCATCTCTTTCACTAACTTGTTGAAGTAGTTTCGGAACAGATTGTTGAGCAAGGTTCCGGTCATGTCGATGCGTTTGTTTGTGTACGAATCGCGGTCGGACGGTTTTATCCACCCAAGTGCGGTTTGAATCAACTTGTTAACCATATATCCTAGAAAGTACAACTTTTGACGACTCGTCTTGCAATGTGGAAACAAATCGTTGTTCAATACATCTGTTGCGAAATCGCGTTTCTTACGTGAACCCTGTTCCTTGTCCATGTTCATAGGAGTGAATGCAACGTAGGTGGTGATGTGTTTCAATGCGTCTTCTTTTGTCATGTAGCCGTTTGATTCGATGATCGACGCATTCAGATAGTCCAGTATGTCTGAATGTTTGTCACAATCAATGTCCAACAGTATAAATTCGCAAATCTCTTTGTCGGTGGTGACGCCGAGAGCACGAAACAACACGAACAAATCGATCGATTCTTTTACACGAGGGATCACGACCTTGATCGGCAATCCATAACCGTTGTTCTTGTTCGTAATCTCTACTTCGACCTGTTTCGGCGAAATGCACTTGGTGTCAGGGACAGACTTGATTTCTGCATACCAGCTGCACTTGGCGGCGTTTTTGCCGTTGTAGCAGTATACGATGTTCTGAGCGGCACGTTCTTGTTGCAACACCGTCTTTTCGGAACCCTTGATAATGAAATATCCGCCGTGGTCGAATGCACACTCGTCCAACAATACGGGGTTTATGTGCGGATTTTGCGTCAACACGCAAATGGAAGATTTCACCATGATTGGAAACTTGCCAATACTGACCTTTGGAATCACATTTCTGACAACTCTTTGTCTTTCCATGTCCATTGCATCTCGCACACGATACGTTACATGAATATCGATTGTCATATTGGATGCATACGTTACATTCCTCAGTTTCGCTTCGGATGGCATCATGACCTTTGTTGCTCCGTTGTTTTCGTAAATCTGCGGGGGGTGCAGTTTCAAATTTTCAAACATGATTTCGATTTCGAGCGAGTACTTGTCAGTGTCTGGCAAAATGTCCTTTTCAGAACGGATCTGAACCGGATTGAACATTTGGATGGTTTGAGGGATTTGACGGTTAATGCAGTCGTTGTAGGATTCGAGTTGATGGCGAACGAGACAGGACGAATGTCGACCGTTGAAGTACGACTCTATGATTTTGAAGGGTTCTTCGACGTAACCTCCAAGATGCGACAACGCTTCGACATCCAAGACAGGCTTACAACAGACACTGTCTTGATCTTCGCCGCATTGCATTAATTCTTGCAACATGTTTATTAGTTTTAAGGGATCCTCCATATTTGTTTTATGATTTTTTATTCCAAACGATATATAAACATGTTTATAGAGCTACACAATAGATTCGATGATCAATCCGCAAAAATGCATGATGTTCAATAAATATCTGGAACATTGCAAGTATAAATCACACATGACATACGACGAGTATCAAACGTTTTTGTCAATCACTGCTGCGAACTTTAAATCCTCTTCCTCTTCTTCTTCTTATGATGATTGGCAGAATCAACACGATTTTACAAACAACATCATCTCGCCAGAATATGAGTATGTAACGATCGACTTCTCCATGAACTCCATTGCGGATCTGATTCATATCGTTGACAGTTATGTAGTAAAAGAGAACACTCGCTACAATATCAATCTGAACATGCTTCATCTGATAAAAGCCGAATTGAGAGAACTGGATGCGATGGTTGGCATGAAATCGTTTAAAAAAAATGTGCTTGACCAATTGCTGTATTATATTCAAGGGTTTCATGTCGGTGTGCAAGACTATAAACACACAGTGATTTACGGTCCTCCTGGAACTGGAAAGACAGAGATTGCGAAAATTTTAGGCAATATCTATTCCAAACTCGGCGTGATTCAAAAACAAGCAGATGGTGGTTCGAATCTTCATCCGTTTAAAAAGGCCACGCGGTCCGACCTGATTGCCGGATATGTCGGACAAACCGCGATCAAAATCAAATCCTTGATTACCAGTTGTCTCGGCGGCGTCCTCTTTATCGACGAGGCGTATTCTCTCGGAGATGACAGTTTCTCAAAAGAATGCGTAGACACATTGTGCGAATCGTTGAGCGATCAGAAAGACAGACTCATGGTGATTATTGCCGGATATGAAAATGAATTGAATGATCGGTTTTTTTCACTGAATGTCGGTCTCGAGTCGCGGTTTGTCTGGAGATTCAAAATAGATAGTTACACACACGCAGAATTATGGGAGATATTTACTAAAAAAATAGGCGAATGTGATTGGAAAATTGCAGACGAGATTAATGGGGTCGAATGGTTTAAAAAACATTACAACAGTTTTAGTGCATTCGGGAGAGACGTGGAGTCATTCATTTTTAAAGTGAAGATCGCTCACAGTAGACGAGTATATGGTTCACAAAATAAACGGACTATCAGTTTGAAAGATTTGAATCTTGGATTTGAAATGTTTTTGGACAATAAAAAGAAGACGTCTACCTATGTTTCCAATATGTTTTTGTAATGGGGGGAGGTAAGAATATATACAATAAAACTGTATTGTATATATAATAATATTATCATAGAACATGAGTACCACAAATCGAATTGTAAAATATAACGAAGAACTGTTTAAAATCCCGTCGGGCACCAAAAAACGCCGTGACAAACCGCCGATCAAAATCAAACCGACAACGACCAAAACGATTAAACGCAAGATTTTAGATGAATTACGCAGAACCCAACAACAGCAGATGAATGCATTGACCGATGCTCCTTCTCCTTCTCCTGCTCCTCCTTCTGATTCACATTTCGAGACCGATTTCAAAAACTCTGTTGATTACATGCAAACGTTTATTGATAATCACAAAAAAGAGACAACCGTCAAGCTCAACAGTACAATCAAGGAAAAAAAACAACATCCTATTCCAACATATGGTTGTTTGAAAAATGGAAGTTTACCGACTTATCGTAATATTCATGGAACTACGATAAAGAATCGGAACTCACCAATGGTTTATACAAATCAAAGCAATGCTGCTGCTGCTATTGGAAACCCACCAATGGTTTATACAAATCAAAGCAACGCTGCTGCTGCTCCTTATGAAAACCCACCAATGGTTTATACAAATCAAAGCAACGCTGCTGCTTATGGAAACCCACCAATGGTTTATACAAATCAAAGCAACGCTGCTGCTGCTTCTTATGAAAACCCACCAATGGTTTATACAAATCAAAGCAATACGGACGATGTCATTCACATTGACGATTTCAAATCGACTCCCACCATCTCTGAACGCATCAAAAGTCCATCCGAAATCTTGTTAAAAGAAAAGACAAAACAGAAATCGAAAGTGAAACCCATGGATAAACACAAACGACAGTTTTTGAGGAGAACATACCATGTAGGAAAAGACAAGTATAAACCGAAAGTCGGCGTTCTCTTGCCAAACAAAACCATTCGAAAACGAGTCACCACCAGTTCATACTTGCTGAAACAAACCCCCATCGAAGAGATTCGCAAGTTTTTATTAAAAAAGGGGTTCATCAAGGTCGGATCGAGTGCCCCCAATGATGTCCTACGCAAAATGTATGAATCCATACAAATGATTGACGGCGAAATCAATAATCACAACTCAGAAAACCTATTACACAATTTTTTCAATCATAAATAAATCACAAAAACAATGGATCCCAAAAAGTTAAATGCAAAAATCGATACCTTTCTCGTCAACTTCAAAGATGACATTCGCTCCAAAGCAATTGAATTAAATTTCGACGAGTATTCAAAGCCGAAACTAAACGAACTGATTGGGTTTGTCTATGATTACGATAAAATCGCATTCACAAAAGATGATCTCTCCAAACGAAAACGGATCCAGAACTCGATCCCCACAGACAACCGGTGCAACGCAAAACGAGCCGACAACAAACAATGCACCCGAAAACGAAAAGACGGATCCGAGTTCTGCGGAACCCACACCAAGGGTGCCCCCTATGGACTCATGAACGAAACTTGCTCGCCTTGTACGAAAAGTATTGACGTCGCCGCCACCAACATCATGGGGATCGTTTATTATCTCGACAAGTTCAACAATGTCTACAAAACAGAAGACATTTTGGACCAAAAACTCGACCCAGAGATTATCGCTAAATATACCGTGATTAATGGCAAAATCTGTATTCCCGCTTTCGGGCTGGTTTAAACCTATGATTTTGTTGTCTTGATGGGTTTGCACTTGATGATCTCCTTCACGCCCTCGTCGCGATTCTTCATAATGAAGTTGTTCATTTCAACTGCCTGAGTTGTGTCTCCATTGTAATACTTTGATAATATCGTCGCTAAACTCTTTTTCGTGATTGGTTTCTTTATATTTGTTTTTGAATAAATCAATGTTCCATCCTTGGTATTAAATTCATCGATTTCATTTTCTTTCATGGTTTTCATTAAATCCTCGGATACCTTTTTCAATCTCTCTTTACGAGCACGAAGCTCTTTGTTTATAGTGCGAATCTCATTGTCCGTTGTCATCCAATCTTTAATTAATTGAACTAACTCGCCTTTATTTGCCATATTATACATTTCTTTTTCATATTATTTTTATCTCGTTTTGTTTTGTTTTGTTGTTTAGCAAATTTATTATCAAATATATATAATAAACATATGTTCAGCTTTGTTCATAAAAAGACAACATCGAGTGCACATAATAATAATAATAATAATAATATTAAAAAACAATCCATGCTTTTTGAATTTAAACAGCCCATATACCGACCCTTGGCTTTGTCTTTACCAACGCCAACGCCAACACCACCTCCACCTCCACCAATGTTAACCGATAACAAACCAAAAATGAGATGGGGGAAACCGATTTGGACCTTTTTTCATGTCACTGCACAAAAAGTGAAGTCCGAATATTTTCATTTGGTGATTCGAGAGTATTTGAACTTTATTATTTTGATTTGCAGCGTACTACCGTGTCCGGTTTGTTCCGAACATGCTTCCCAATATATGAGATCCGTCAATGTGAATAACATCAAGACAAAGGAGGATTTGATTTATCTGTTTGTTAACTTTCACAACAGTGTCAATCTGAGAAAAGGATATCCGGTTCTAACAACCGATAAACTTCCCCCATACGATCAAGCAAACACCGTTTTGGCGATCAAACAGTTTTTTGTCGCTTTTGAAGACAAAACCCGTGCAGTCAAGTTAATGGCGGATGATTTGGCACGAATGCGTATCGTTGAAAAGCTCAAACACTGGATTAATGCCAATATTCAATATTTTGATCCATAAAAAACCGACTTTTTTTCTCTACATGTACATAGGAAGAAAAAACACACACACACAATATTATATATCCATTCAGAATATGGATATATAACTGTAAATTCATGAACACTGGTTGTTCTTTGTATTATTGCATTTTCTCTTAAGGATTGTTTCTCTTAAGGATTGTTTCTCTTAAGGCTTCCTTCTCTTAAGAACTCAGTATCGTTCGCTTAACCTTGCACCCATAGCTTTTATTGGTGACTTGGCAACTTGGGGTCGATTCTGCTTTTGGAACCATATGAAACTTCGGTCCGATCATCGCCGCCCATACAATTCCAGACACTCCACCAATTATAAGCGGCAACCATATAAACTTATTTACGCAATTGAAATAATTGAATACCACGTCAACGCTGAGTATTCCCGCCAAGAGTAACAACAACAAAGCATTATTTTGCATGCTGAAGTTTATCCAAGTTACGTATATAAAATAGAAAAACACAAAAGCAAATATATGTGTACTCAGAGGCAAGTTTGACAATGTGGTTCCACCAAGCGTTATTAGATTGCACTTTAATAAGTTGTCGGCATTCACATTTGAGGAAACCGTTTGACTCTTCGACACAAGAATCGTTATTAATGAAGACATGATCAATCCGAGCAGGACGAAAAACCCGGAAATATCGCCGGAAAACAAGGAGATTATCACCAAAAACGAAACCATAATAAACGGCATGATTCGATAGGTTATAAACATTAAATCTAAGAGACCCATTGTGTGGTTATATATTTATGGTGGGATAAATGTTTTTCGCAAAACAGCATAGACATATTTTTTTATTGTTTTATACCAACCATGGGCATTCCATCTTATTTCTCTTATATTATTAAAAATCATATGCAAATCCTTACCAAACTCTCTCGTTGCAAACAATCGTTTCATAATCTTTATTTGGACTGCAACTCGATCATCTACGACTCGATCCGCGAACTTCAGAAATCGGGTTCTTTAAAACCCGTCGTCGCAGATAACTATGAGCCCATATCCGCACTCCTTTGTGAAAAAATCCAACAATATATTGATGCTGTACGCCCATCAAACACCGTCTATATTGCCTTTGATGGTGTCGCACCCTTTGCTAAAATGAATCAACAAAAAAGCAGGCGTTATCGGTCTGCCTTTTTGGAACACCACAACGTCATCCCTAAATCCACGTTTAACTCCGCTTTGATCACCCCCGGCACCGACTTCATGAACTTTCTCTCGAAGTACGTCACTACTCGGTTTTCTCCCAAATTCATCGTATCTGCGTCCGACATCCCTGGAGAGGGTGAACACAAACTGTTTCAACATATTCGAGACAATCATTTGCCCGACCAAAACACCGTGATTTATGGACTCGATGCAGATCTCTTGATGTTGTCCATCTTCCATTCCGACAAGACAAACCTGTTTGTTTACAGAGAAGCCCCCGAGTTTGCTAAAAGTCTCAATGCGGACTTGGAAAATGGCGAGGCCTATGTTTTAGATATTGCTCGATTGTGCACCTCTATATCCACCGAGATGAAGGGGGATTCGCGTCGCGTGTTCGACTACGCATTCCTTTGTTTCATGCTCGGCAACGATTTCTTACCCCATTTTCCCGCACTCAATATTCGGACTACTGGCATGCACTCGCTCATGTACGCTTACTCGGAAACACTCGGTAAAGATCCTTCCGCACTCATTATCAAGAACTCCGAGATCCAATGGGAGAACTTCAAGAAGGTCTTGATTTGTCTCGCCAAACACGAAGAACCGTGGATCCAAACCGAATACACGAAGCGTGCCAATATTCGCGTCAACATGAGCGATCCAGACAAAGAGGTGGTTTTCAATAACACTCCTTTGATTTATCGAGCCACCGAACACTATATCAATCCAACCGAGCACAAATGGCAATCACGGTACTACAAAACCTTGTTCACTCACGGTGATGTTATTAAAGATATCTGCACAAACTACTTCGAGGGTCTCGAATGGGTGTTTCGATACTACACAAACCAATGCTTCGATTGGCGATGGCGTTACAAGTATCATTATCCCCCGCTCCTTGTGGATTTAGCGGCTCATTCGATTACACCATTGGGCAAATATTTTGCAAAACCTGTATTCAATCCCTTTACCCACTCTGCTCAATTGGATTATGTCATACCGCCGGCTGATTGCAGTTTCTCTGATATCAAGTTTGAATGGGCGTTTTGTAGATACTTTTGGGAGGGCCATCTCGTAGAGACTTAGTGACATAATCTTCTATATTATATATGTTGTTGATTGTATATTTTGATGTTTATCCGAATAATTTAATTAAACGATTGCGTGAACTCTCGATTCCTTTTGACATTGTTAAATTTAATAAAATCAATTTAGACAATGATTATCGCCTTGTCATTTTAACCGGTTCTGATAAACGGATTTTGAGAGAGAACTATTTTCCATTACTGGATGAGTTAGTAAAGAGACCCAATCTCTTTATAATCGGAATCTGCTTCGGTTTCCAATATCTTGCGTTAAAAACCAATGGGAAAGTCACAGAAAACAAGTTATTTAAGGGGAGAAGAATGGCTGGACTCCATGATCTATATTTTAACCATTATGATCGTGTAGTTCAACTCCCCGACAAATGGACTGTCTCTACTCGAATCGATGACTTTATCAATATTGCCGGAACAGAACATTGGATTGGATTTCAGTTTCATCCAGAGAAAGACAAAGAACTGTTCCATCATTATGTCTTGCCTTTTGTAAAAATTGCAATGGACTCGTAGAAATTGCAATTTGAACTTTCGAGTAAGTATACTATATATATGCTTTATAAACTATATAGTAATGGAAACTGATGTCAAAACAGATATTCTTAATAAAGCTAAGAAACTGAAAGAAATTGTCAACAATAGTACAATAAAAACCGATGACCATATTGAATTTATCAATACCGAAAATCAAACTAATAAAATAAATTATTTCATAAAAAACTTGCATAACCTTTCAGATGAAAAAGCAAAAACAGACTTTGTTAAGCTGAAAAGTGAAGTAACTAAGGAAATTGATGAAATTAAAGAAGATGTTAAAGATGTTAAAAGAGTGAGAATTATAATCAATACGGAACCAGCAAATCATCTGAATAAAGTTCAGAACGACGAAAACGATGAGGGAAAAAATAATGACAACATAAATCTTGTTAATGGGGTGGGAGTAGCAGCGGGAGTAGGAACAGCAATTATGGCTTATAATTGGTTAAAAAATAAACGAAGTAGTCGAAGTAGTCGAAGTAGTCGAAGTAGTCGCAGTAGTCGCATTAATCGAAGTAGTCGCAATAAACGAAATAAACAAAGTAGTCGAAATAAAACAAAGTAGTCGAAATAAAACAAAGTAGTCGAAATAAAACAAAGTAGTCGAAATAAAACAAAGTAGTCGCATTAAACGAAATAGTCGAAAATAATCAACTCGCCAATTAAAATATTATTATAATATAACACAATGGCTACTATGGCTAGTACAATTTCAGAGTTTTTAGGCGAAGAGTTCAAGAAATACAACGAACCTTCTCCTTCTCTGTTTATAAATTTTATTAATAATAAAGACCTAAAAGAAATCAATATCTCACTTAATAATAATAATCAAACCAGTGCGAACTATCAAATAATTGTTGAGAACCTTGCAAAATGTATAAAGTTATGTTGTGACACTAGTGACGCTATATTGAAAATTAAACACCTTAGTTGGCCTTTTGTATACAATGGTTATATGGCACATTACACCATTTTAAGTGCATTGTATAATTATAATTTCGGTAACTGTTACCTTTATAAGAATGAGCGTGTTATGTTGGAGCTTGTTTATTCCGATATAATATTTGGTTACATTATGGTAAATGTAGACATAAATAATTCTGTACTGACGCCAAAGGATAATCTAACAATCGTTTTGTTGGATCCAACCAAAGGTGATGTTACAACAGATCACGGAAAAAGTTGGAAGAATGATACAATAAAATTGATGTGTACAAATCCTGTTCTTAATACGAATTATTTCGCACAATGTTCTATTCCTGTCAATGGTACTGGTACATTACAACTAATTGTAGTGAATACTCCTCTTTATAATACGACCTTTTTAATTGATAATTTTAATATTAATACAAAGTCCAGTATTACGATGTTTGATCCGTTCCCTTTTTCCGCATCTAATGGTGTTGGTTACGATTGGTGCTATAATGGTAAATGCAAGCATGTGCGTTCACAAAAGAATGGTAATTCATATACTTATAAAGTCTTAGACGCTAATAATAAAACACTATGGCCAAGTGCTTCTCCAAATGCTTCTCCAAGTGCTTCTCAAACTGTTAAATTAATTTCTTTAAAGAATCAGACAATAAGTCCAAGTCGTGTTTCAAATCCTGTGACAATCAATCCAAATAATTCAACACGTTTGAAAAGTAATTCAAGAAGTGCTTCTCCAAGTGTTCCTTTAAGTGCTTCTCCAACTTTTTCACCAACTTTTTCACCAACTTTTTCACCAACTGTTCAACCAGAAGTAACAACAAATAAAGATTCTCCAGTACAAAAACAAGAAGTAGATACAATAATAAATGAAGTATGTGATAAAGTAAGTATGAAAGAAGAGGATTGCAAAAAATTTAAAGCATATTTGAATACAAAAGAAACAAAAGTAACAACAAAAGAAGAAATCATTGCGGAATTGACGAAGTTTCAAGAATCAAACAATGTATCAGCAGCGGTAAAGGAAGTATGTAAGGATCTAAGTATGAACGAAGACGATTGCAATGAATTCAAAGCATATTTGAAAACAAAAGAAACAAAAGTAACAACAAAAGAAGAAATCAAAAAAGAAGCAGAGAAGTTTCAAAAAAAAGCAAACTTGACCTCCCCAATAACAGCAGAGAATATTCAAATTAACGCTAGTGGTTCAACAAGTGTTTCACCAAGTGATTCACCAAGTGATTCAACATCAAACGACAATACAGTAAACGACAATACAGTAAACGACAATACAGTAAACGACAATACAGTAAACGACAATACAGTAAAGGAAACAGATACAATAATAAAAGAAGTATGTAAGGATCTAAGTATGAAAGACGAGGATTGCGAAAAATTCAAAGCAAATTTGAACCCAAACGTAACAACAAAAGACGAAATCAAAAAAGAAGCAGAGAAGTTTCAAAATAAAGCAAGTGTTCCTTCAAGTGGTTTGTCAAGTGTAGTAAAGGAAACAGATACAATAATAAATAATGTATGTAAAGATCTAAAAATGGAAAAAAATGAGTGCAATGAATTCATAGCATATTTGAATACAAAAGAAACAACAAAAGAAAGAACAAAAGCTGAAATCGAAACCGAAGCAACACAGTTTAATAATCAATTCATAAGAAGAGGAAAGAAATTCTATGCAGAGAATAAGAATGTCGTACAAGGAGTGGGAGTAGCAGCGGGAGTGGGAGCAGCATATATGGGTTATAAATGGTTAACGAGTAAGAAAGGAAAAAGCAAAAGTAAAAGCAAAAGTAAAAGCAAAAGTAAAAGCAAAAGTAAAAGCAAAAGCAAAAGTAAAAGCAAAAGCAAAAACAAAAGATCACGTCATCGTAGGTAAAAATAGTATTATAATAGTATTATAATAGTATTATGGAAAGGTAATAAGCGTGGAAGAATTGTGCCGGTGTCTTTTGATAAAAATCTTGCGGGGAGTTTCTGGGAAAGATTCAGGTTGTAGGAGAAGTGGTTAAGAGAAGTGGTTAAGAGAAGTGGTTAAGAGAAGTGGTTAAGAGAAGTGGTTAAGAGAAGTGGTTAAGAGAAGGTTGTATGAGAGATTGTAGGAAAAGGTTGTAGGAGAAGTGGTTAAGAGAAGTGGTTAAGAGAAGTGGTTA